GCTCGGGCCGAAGCGCACGAAGAAGTCGAACGCCTCGACGGTCGAGCAAATGGGGTTGTGCAGCTCGTCGATGCCCGTCTGCTCGCGCCTATAGGCCTTTGCCCTGTACCACTTCATCGGCGCGCTCCCATGAACTTGATGCCTTTGGGGCGACACGCCTCGCGCAGGGCCTCGATGTCATCGGAATAGGCGGAAAGCACGTCATCGACAAAGGAGTTCGACATGCTGCCGCCATCGGACGCCGATTCGGAGGTGCTGCCCTCGTAGCCGCGCAGGCGCAGGGCCTTCACCGCCGCATCGACGGCGATTGACTCGGCCAGGCGCGGGAGGCCGTCAACCTTAAGGCGGATGAGCAGGCGGTCGGTGACCGTCTGAATCATCTCCTCGATTGCCGAGTCGTCCGGCATGGCCTCGTCTGGGAGGTATCGCGCCTTAACGCGGTCTACGAGCGCGGCCATGGGCTAGCCCTCCACGTGGTCGGAGGTCTCAAGGGCCTGCGTGGATGTCGTGTCGATGGTCGCGATGATGTGGCCGTAGACACGGGGATGAACACGCCGGAGGCCTTCGTCCACGTGGCCACGGGGTCGGGGGTGTCCCAGCGGGTGCAGGTGACGAACTGCATCTGGCGCTTCTCGTCGAAAGCGCCGCCCTGCTCAAGCTCCTCGGGGGTGACGCCCCAAAGGCCCGTGCCCACGGAGCCGTCGTAGCCCACGGAGCACATGATGAACTTGTCCTCGGGGAAGAAGCGGCCCTGGGACACGCTGCCGCCCTCGGCCCCGATGATGCCGTAGCGCTCCTCGTCAACGGTCAGCGTGAGGCCGTTGAACTGCTGCGCGAGCAGGTTGTTCACCTGCGCCAGGCTGGGCAGGATGCCCGCGCCGTTGACGCCGAAGATGGCCTTCTGCACGGCGGCGTTGCGCTGGATAAGGGAGAACACCTTCTTGGAGGTGACGGCCACGGTCGGGGTCTGGCCCTTGCCCTGCGCGATGGTCACCCAGCCGTCGATGTCTCCCAGGATGTCGGCTTCGGCAACCGCCCACTTGGCCGTGACCTTCTGGTCTTCGGGCACGCCGAAGTCGATTTCCATGGACACGTTGTTCTCGGCGATGATCATCTTACCCGTGGTCAGGGCCTCAATTTTGGCCTTCTCGGCGCGCGTGACGACAGACTCGGCGGTGCGGGCGACGTCATCGAAGACGTAGCGGCGCACGGAGTCCATCTGCATGTCGAGGCCGCGAGTTATGCGGCGCAGGCGCTCGGAGAGGTTGATCTTCTCCTTGATGAGCAGGGACTCGGTGGTGACGCGCTCGAACGGCACGCGGGAACCGATGTGTGCCTCGGTGTCGAAGCCGTGGATCATGGCAACGGTGGGCAGGTTGCCGTTCTCGGCCAGGCGCGTGTACTCGGCCTCGATGTACTGCGTCTTGCGGTCGGGGAACAGGCGGGAGCCTGTGTAGCTGCGCTGGACGTTGAAGCCCTGTGAGAAGTCGAGCATGTCGCGCTCGGTGATGAGTTCAGAGATGAGACGCATGTTGCGCTGCTCCTTTCGTTAAACCAGGTAGAGGCCTGCGGCGGCGAGGTCTGCCTTCTTTGCCTTGGCCTCGGTGGATACCTTGTCGGCCTTGAGTCGGCCCTGGAAGATGACCGCAGCTGGGCACTTGTCGGTGTCGGTCATGTCGTAGTCCTCAAGGAACACGCCGAACTCGGACGTGCCCGTGAAGAGTGCGCCCGCCTTGATGAGCTTGCGGCCATCGACCTCCTTGGCCATGGCCTGCGTGGCGGTGCGGGTCTTCGCGACGATGCCCACCTCGGAATCGAGGATGCTTTGGGACTCGCCGTAGGTGAACGCCTTATTGAGCGCCATCTTTCTTTCCTCCGTTCATTCGGTTGCTGTAATCGGATGCGAACTTCGATGCGAAGGACTGGCTGGGCTTAGCGCCCGCGCCGTCCTTCGGGGGCTGGCGCTTCAGCGCCTCCTGCACGGCGGCGTTTACCGCCTTGGGGAACAGCTCCTTGATCTTGGAGATGGCGGCGTTGGTGTCGTCGGCCTTCTCCGTAACGAACATGGACAGCAGCTCGTCGCCGAGGTCGATGCCTGCGGCCTTCAGCTCGGAGCGCGCGACGCCCATCTGCTCGGCGAGGTTGATGCGACGCTCAAGCTCGGCCTTCTCGCCCTGGGCCTTCTTCAGCTCGTACTGCGCGCGCTGCAGGTCGTTCATGCCCGCCAGCTTCTCGGCCTCGGAGCGCTTGTCGTCGGCCTGCTGCGCAAGCTCCTCGCGGATGCGCTTTTCGAGCTTCTTGCCCTCGCGCGCGAGCTTCTGCTGCACGATGGCGTTCACCTCGTCGTCGGTGTACGTCTTGCCCGAGGGCTTGGGGTCGCAGCCGTTGCCCTCGTTGCCGCTAGGCTCGGGGTCTGGGTCGGTGCCCTCATTGCCTTCTGTACCATCGCTTGCGGGGTCGGCACTTCCGCCCTGCGGCGGCGTGAGGTTTCCGCCCGCTACGCCAGCGAACTTCTGTCGGTTTCCGTCTTTCGCCATGTTTCGCACCCTCCATAAGGTTTCTCGTGGCTCATGCCTGCACGTTTCGCCGTAGCTTTTAGCGGGTTCCACGCCTGCCCGATGCCGTGGCTTTTAACGACTTCAACGCTCGGTCGGTCTTTGACCAAGCCAGTGTCCCGCGTGCGTGAGATTCGCCCGCTACGAGGGGTCTAGGATGTCTTCAAGGCGTTCTAGCGTTGGCAGATCGGCAAGGCGCATGACCTCCGCGCCTTCGTCGGTTATCACCACCATGGGGATGCGCGTTATGCGCTCGGAGTTGTTCAGCCGCTCCATGAGGCCGTCCCATGCCCAGTGCTCGCGCACCTGGTCTGGGTATTCGGCTGCAAGCGGCTCTATGACCGCCTTCCTGTAGGCTTCGCACGCGGGGCAGCCCCGGCGTGTGATGTACTCGGCACTGATCACGTCTCCTCCAATCGGCAAAAGAAAAGCCCCCATGTCGGGGGCTTCGTTCTACCGTGGAGGTGAGAAGGGTGTTCGGTTTTAGCGGTGGAGTTCCTTGTTGCGCTTGCGGATGATAGCCTCGGCCTGCTCTTGGCTTATCTCGTCAAGCCAAAGCTCGCCTACCAGCACGGCCCACAGGTCGTTGTCGTCGCGCCATCTCCCGAGCGTGAAGTTGTAGGTCTCTGCGGTTCCTGCCTCAAGGTCGATGCGAGACACGCGCTTCACGGAATCGTCGGTGTAGTAAATCATTTGCGCACCTCCTCGATGTTGGGCGGGGTTGAAAGCCCGTCGGACAGCTCTATCATGCGGCGCACAAGCTCGGCGCGCCGTTTCGGGTCGGTCTCGGGAAGCCGCTGCTCCTCGTAGAGCTTGTGAAGTTCGTTCTCCTTCAGGGCAAGCGACTCGGGCGTGTGGAACTGAAGCTCGAACTTGAAGCCGTCGGGCGTCTCGAACTGGCAGTTGACGCCACGATAGGTCACGCCCGTGCTCTGCAGCGTGTTCTTGACCTTGACCAGAGTATAGCCAGCCTTCTCAAGCTCGGCGCGGATGCGGGCGAACTCGTCGGCGAAGCTGGCCGTTTGAAGCTGGTAGGTGTACCGCAGCACGTCGTGGATGGAGTCGGCCGCTTCCTGCTCGCTCATGGTCTTGTCGTGCGAGTCGGTGCGAATCTTGCGCGCGAGCGACTGCTGGCCCTTGAGCCTGAAATCAAGCCCCGCGAGCGTCGAGCCTACGCGCTGAAGCGATTGCAGGAACGACGTGGTTCCAGGCTCTCGCACCATGGCGTCGGAGCGCAAGCGCGTGGCTTGGGTGCCCGAATCGCCTCCGCGCTTCTGCACATACTCATCTATCCACTTATCCCAATCGGCCACCTCAAGGGTGTATGAGCAGCGGCACCACGGGTGCATGGGCGGGAAGTTCGTGCCTGGCATGCGCTCGGACAACTTGGCGGGGTGCTGCTTCTGGTAGGCCTCAAGCTCGCGGCACACCTCGCAGGCCTTGCCGTCGTGTATGCAGCTTATGGCGTAGCTTTCGAACTCGGACTCGTGAACGCGGGCCTGCGCCTCGTTGAAGAGGTACGTGCCCTCGGTGTACACGAGACGCATAGCCGTTCGGGTGCCGCTGTGGTTCAGCCTCGCCCGAAGCTCGCGCGAGATCTCGTCATAGGAGAC